GTTTCTGTTGTTGGTAACGACAGCGGTGCCTCTGATCACCCAATCGGTGTTTTCATGGGGTGCTTCTACGAAGAAGACGGTGAGCCAAAGTTCCGTAAACATTGGCCCACGGGAACTTCTGCCAGCAATGCCTACGCGATTGTAGCTGACGATCCCCATGCTACGTTTGAAATTCAGTGTGATGCCAGTTCTTCTGTTGGCGATATCATGGAGTTCAACTTTGAAGTGACCAGAGGTGCAGGTTCTACCTTCACTGGTCGTTCAGGGTTTGGCCTCGATGTTGCGTCCAGAACTTCTGGTGTGGCGGCTATGTTCCGTATTATTGATTTCGTTGATGTCCCCGGTAATGACATCAATGTTTCGGTGGAACGTGCTTTCCCAGTCGCTGAAGTTCAACTTATCCACCACCAGTTGACCCGTGTGTCATCTGGCGCGTAACCTGAAAGGAGCTTAGACAATGGCTATTAATAGAGCAAGTATTGCCAAGCAGCTTCTTCCGGGACTTAATGCCGTTTTCGGTATGGAGTATGGAGAAGTTGCTGACGAGCACGCAGTACTTTTTGAAACGGAAAACTCGGACAGAGCTTTCGAGGAAGAAGTACTGTTTACTGGATTTGGTAAAGCCCCTGTCAAAGGCGAGGGCGCTGCCGTTCAGTACGATAACGCGCAAGAGAGCTTCACAGCTCGGTATACGCATGAGACCATCAGTCTTGCTTTCGCTGTTACGGAAGAGGCAATGGAAGACAACCTGTATGACACGTTTGCCAAGCTACGTGCCAAAGGGCTTGCCCGTTCCATGGCCAGCACCAAGCAGACCAAAGCTGCTGATGTTTTCAACAACGGTTTCAACACTGCCTTCACGGGTGGTGATGGACAGCCGTTGTTCAGTGCAAGTCACCCCACGGTAGGTGATGGCAACCAAAGCAACCTGATCGGCACCGCTGGTACGGTTGATCTTTCGGAAGCTGCTCTGGAAACTGCGCTTATCAGTATTCAGACGATGAAGGATGATCGAGGTATTCTGATCGGTTCCAATGCGGTATCGCTCCACATTGCGCCGGGAAACCAGTTCACGGCAGACCGTGTGCTGAATAGCCCGTATCAACCTAACACGGCTGATAACAACATTAACGCCATCAACAATCTTGGTATGATGCCGCAAGGTTACTATGTGAACAAGCGGTTCCAAGATGCAGATGCGTTCTTCATCAAAACTGACGTTCCCAACGGAACGAAAATGTTTGTCAGAGCGCCTCTTGCCACGAAGATGGAACCTGACTTTGACACGGGCAACCTCCGTTTCAAAGCCAGAGAGCGTTACAGCTTCGGCTTCTCGGACTGGAGATCGTTCTTCGGTTCACAGGGTGCCTAAAGCATTCTAAGGTGGAGGGGCTGTAAAAGGCTCCTCCACTATTCCTACACATTTCCCAAACGGAGTTTCCAATAGAACAAAGGGTCATCCCCTTTTTAATTACCCATATTTAGACCCTTCAAAGTACTACACGTACTTCGATGATTTCTTTGAGTACCACTCTGGTATCTACACCATCACCACTACTGAAGCTGGTTCTGGTAATGCCTCAGAGGCAATCACCTCTGGCGCAGGCGGTCAACTCCTGATCACCAATGATGATGCAGATAATGATCTGGACTTCTTCCAGCTGAAGGGTGAGTCTTTCAAGTGGGATGCTACCAAGAGAATGTTCTTCTCTGCTAGGTTTAAAACCAATGACGCAACGCAGTCGGAAATTATCATGGGTCTTCAGATCACTGATACGACTCCTCTTGATGTCACAGACGGTATCTTCTTCCTTAAAGTTGATGCAGATACAAAGCCTGATCTTATCATTGAGAAGGACAACACTTCTACTCTGAGCATTCTAGAGATGGACGCCATGGAAGATGACACGTTTGTCACGCTTTCGTTTGAGTACGATCCGCTGGATGTTGCCACGGGTGGCGCTGTCTTCCGCGCTTATCAAGACAATGTACAGGTTGGTGAGATTACTGGCACAACCAATGCTCCTGATGATGAAGACCTGACGATCTCGTTTGGTATTCAGAATGGTGAAGCAGCTGCTAAGACCTTGACCATTGACTTTATTCTTGTAGCGGTGGAAAGATAAGCCACTACCTTGGAAAGCTATAAGCATTGATCTATAATAGGGGAAGTATCTTACATAGGTCTTCCCCTATTTTTTTAGGAGATAATTGAATGAGCACTACCCTTAGAATAGCGCAGGTAGAGAGTGGTGGAGGAGGTAACGGTCTCTTTGTAGATACTATTACAAGCACCACCATATCTGATACTAGAATTAGACTGTACACCTACGCTGTCACCGCTGCCTCTGAACTGGTGATTGGAGACAGTGCAGGACCTGTTATCAAACAGCCAGTCCTTTCAACTAACACAGGCGACAACGTATACATTGGAGATGATGGTGTCAGGTGTAATGGTAATGTATCTCTGGCGGGTGCAAGCAACGCTGGTAAAGTATACATTTACTATGGCTAACGCTGATGAACTATATCACACTTGTCAGTGCAGTAATAGCAGCTTCGGAGAACGATGGTCCTGAATTTGTAGGTGCTCTGCCTGATATGGTGCAGAGAGCACAAGACCGTATGATGAATGATTTAGATGATCAGGGTCTTGTAGCTTACTCCAGTGTAGCAGTCTCTTCTGGCAAAGCTGAAGTCTCTGTACCCTCTGGTGGAGAGATTATCAAAACCTTTGCTATAGAGAATACGGATGGGGCTAAGACACAGCTTAAAATTAGACCCTATGAATATCTTATAGATTACTGGCCCGTTTCTGCATCTACTGGTACACCCAGATATTACGGGTTTAAAACCAATACTCAACTTCGCGTAGCACCTACACCCTCTGCCACCATAGATTCTGAGATTGGATTTATTGCAGAGATTTCTGCTATCACAAGTGATAACCCAACTAATTACTTTACAGACAATTGTGAAAATGCACTCTTCTTTGCTACAATGGTAGAAGCTTCTATGTTTATGAAAAGCTTTAACACTGTTCAAGTCTTTCAACAAGAGTATACCACTGAGATAGACAGGCTCAGAAACAGAGCAAGAAGAAGCAGACAAGACGATATGCAACCAAACACAAGTCCTGCTGGAGGACCTAACACACTTGTTCAAGGGAGCAATTAAATGAGTAATCAAAAAAACAGAAAGCGTATGGCTAAAAATAGACGTAGATCAAAGAAAAAGGTAAACATATCAGATTTTGGACGACCAGCTAAGATAGACCGAGAACCTAATCCATCATTTTCTCCTGAAGCTAAATCTCCTGTAGAATTAGAAGATATAGCAAGAATGTTATCATCTCCCGGTGCAGGTTCTGCAGCTTCTGCAGGCGAAGCTGGTAAATTCTATGGAAATATATTAAGAGAATCTTTTCCACCAAGAGCAGGTTCTGCAGTGAAAAAACCTGCTGCAAAAGCTGCAAGCACCTTAAAAGGAAAATTTCTTAAAGAAGGTGGCATGGTAGGCAGAGCCACGGGACAAGGTTACGGAGCAGCTAGGAAAGGACCAACTGTTGTCTGATAAAGAATGTAAGAATCCTAACTGTGGGCATGAAAAGTGTGAAAACTGTTCTTGCTCTGAACCCTGCACTGCTGAAACCTGTGATTGTGTAAATGCTACAGAAAAGTGAGTACATAAAACATGGACATGAATTTGATGCAAGCAATATCAGATTATGGTCTAGCCATTGTAGGATGCGTAGGGGCTGGCGTTGCTGCGTGGAAGCTTCTTCATTTTCTATTAAAAGACGTAATAGCCAGTCTTAAAAAACAGGATAGTATTATTGTAGACCTAATCGATAAAACTACCAGACTAGAGATTATGATACAAAGAATGGATTCAAAGTTAGACACTCTTATAAGTAAACGATCCAGACCTTTACTCAAAGGTGACAGGGCCAAGATAGAGGAAGATGAATAATGTCAGATAAAAAGAAGAAGAAGAAGGAGAAGATTGCTCCAAGACCTAAAGAGAAACCTGATAAACCTGATATTCACGATGAAGGTAGTTATACCACTGGTCTTAGAGTTGAAGTTAAAAAAGGTGGCCCTCTTAAATATGCCGTAGGTGGCTCTCTCAGTGTATCTGCTGATAAACCAGCGTGGATGCGTAACAGGTAAGGAACTGATATGGCAGTTGCAACTACATCAAACTTTGATACTACCTTTTTTATAGATGAGGTAATAGAAGAAGCATTTGCCATGATAGGTGGAGAACCAGAACTAGGTAATGACGGTATCTCTGCCAGACGTTCTCTTAATCTTCTTCTCACTGACTGGCAGAACAGAGGTGTTCTTCTCTGGGGTACAGACCTTGCATCTACTACACTTAGTACAAACACAGCAGAGTATACACTAGATAGTGATACAGTGGATGTTCTCAACGGCTATGTCAGAAGATCGTCTAATTCTAACGACTTTCAGTTGACGCGAATTGCCTACGAAGAATACGAGGCTATCACAGATAAAACAACATCAGGAAGACCTACACAGTTTGCCACGCTCAAAGGCAGAGATGCAATGAAGGCATACTTTTTTCCAGTGCCTGACTCTACAGATACCTATACCTTTAGACATTACAGAATGAAGCGTCTCAAAGACGTTAATAAGAGTGCACTAGAAAATGCAGATGTACCTTTCAGATTTCTTCCTTGCCTTACAGCAGGTCTGGCCTACTATCTTAGTTTTAAAAGACCAAATGTTCCCTCAGAACGTGTTACTATGTTACAGGCTAACTACGAGAAACTACTTGAGAATGCAATGGAAGCAGATAAAGAACGTGTTAGCCTGTTTATCACCCCACGATTAGGAGTTGTTTAGATGGCTATCAATAGATCAAGCACAACAAAACAATTAAAAGGTAACAGAAAAAAATTAGATAAGGCTCCCCCTTACGGTAAAATTACAAAAGCTGATTTTGCTGCGCTGAGAAAAACAAAAGGAAAACGCAATGGGTAAACTCTGTCCCAGAGGTAAAGCAGCTGCCAAGCGTAAGTTTGATGTCTACCCGTCAGCTTACGCTAATATGTATGCCTCTGCTGTTTGTTCTGGTAAGGTTACTCCCGGTGGTAAGAAGAAAAAGAAGAAGGCAACGGCAAAGAAAACAGGAGGTGGTCTTAGAAAGTGGGTAGACGAAAAATGGGTAGACATAGGCGCACCTAAGAAAGATGGTAAGTTTCAACCCTGTGGTAGAAAGTCTGCCAAGGGTTCTAAGAGAAAGTACCCCAAGTGCGTTCCGCTGGCCAAGGCAAAACGTATGACAGCTGGGCAGAAGAAATCTGCTGTGCAAAGAAAGAGAGCAGTCAAGCAGGGTGTAGGTGGTAAACCTACCAATGTTAAAACTTTTGCAAAGAAGAAGAGCTAATGGCTGAGAAGAAGAAGAGAAAGTCCACTGGTAAAGGGATGAAAGGTCACACCATCAAGGGTGGACACAAGCGTCCTACCAAAGCTGGTGCTGGCATGACAAAAAAAGGGGTGGCAAAGTATCGTAGAGAGAACCCCGGTAGTAAGCTTAAAACAGCTGTAACTGAATCTAAACCCACTGGTAAGAGAGCAGCAAGACGTAAAAGCTACTGTGCACGTAGCGCAGGGCAAATGAAGAAGTTTCCAAAAGCTGCAAAGAATCCTAACTCAAGACTTAGGCAAGCCAGAAGAAGATGGAAGTGCTAGACAATGGTGGGTAAGAAAGCATTTTTTATCAGTGATAGATCAGGGTTTCGGTTTCCACTTGACCAGAGAGTGAGGGAACCCGGAACTAATCTTATTGTTGCTAAGTCAGAGAGCGACGGTATTTTTAATCTTGTAACCAACCCACAAAATAAGGTACAATTCCCAGTAGATAAAGAGTTTATCAGAGACGCAAGACCCCCTGATAATGCAGAGAGAAATATTACTTGGAATGCTGCCACCACAAAGTGGGAAGATGAGACAAGCAAATGGAATTTTATATAGGGTAGCTTAATATGACCGGAGATTTAACAGGCTCAATCATTGCCAATACATATAAAGACCTGCTGAAAATAGATGCAGCTACTTCTAACAGTGGTCTTACAGGAGGTTTAAGAACTGTTCAAGATGGTGGCGGCACAGCTGGTCCTTTACAACTTAGCACAGCACAATTAAATGTCACAGGTCAGTTTGCCATAGGTGGTACAGTTCTCACTGCCACGGTGTCTCAGTTAAATGACATTGCTGCAGGTTCTTTTGAAACTATCACAGACGCAAACCAAACTGTTTTAATTACTTCTAATGGTGTTTCTGTTAGCACAGCTTCTACCAGTGCATCTCTTAAAGTTAATCCTGATCTTAGCATCTCCTCTATCACAGCTTCTATTGGTAGCTTTACCACCTCTGTCAGCGCAACTAACTTTGTAGCTGCCACGGGTAGCTTTACCACAAAAGTATCAGGCGTAGCAGCGGAGTTTTCTGGTAATGTCTCTGCCAACAATC